GTTTGGGAATGAAAATTCCTTAACCGCATGAATAGGGCATAGTGCGCTATCATGAAGTGACGTACGTGAACCGCTAGAGGCGGTGGTTTGTGTATTATCCCGTATTTAAGCCTACAATAAAGGAGGTTTAGATGCGATTAAGAACAAGTACTCTTGTGAACAAGACCCGAGTGTGGCAGCATGATTCTATTGCTGAAACAGGTGGGGATTGTACAGACGCACCAGTCCAACAGGCTACTGTAACAGTAACTGGCAATCAATCGTCAGAATACCATTACGAGTCTATGGAGGATGTGGAAACAGCTAACTTTTATAAGATCCGAGCTAATGGAGGGATTGTTAATTCTCCAATGGTTAAGACTGTTATTGTTAGTGAAAGTCTACCAGCGTTAATTAATCAAGGATACACCGGGTGGAGTTATGGATGTGTACCAGATCCTTTTTGGTATAACTCCTATAATTACAGTCGGAGTGGGACGTTCGATCCCGTCAAGTTTTTTACTGACAAGGGTATCGAGTATTTTATTCCGAATGACGATCAGAACGATGTTGAGCGACTAAAATCGCTTGCGATCACTGATGCGTGGGCTAGAATTGGACACCATGAAGTGATGACATTAGTATCTGGCGCTGAACTCGGCAAAACTGTAGATGGTATAACTGGACTCTTAAAGAAGGTTTTAAGAATCACCACATCGGTGAAACGTAAAGATCTTAAAAGGTTCAGAAATTCTATGGGTGATCTGAAAAGGGATGTTTCTTTTGATGATTTGTCCGACATTTACATGCAGGCACGTTATGGTTTGAGACCATTGTATTATGAGCTCCGCGGTTTGCTTAAAGCAATGAAGACTGATTTAAGTCTTCCCGGTGGAAATCGTTTTACATTTCGTGGTCATTCAAGTGATAGTTTTACAGGCTCATCTGAGTCTGAACATCTTATCGCGTCCAGTTCGTTTAATTATCAGGCATATGTAACCCTGTATAAAACGATGAGTCTGGATACCAATGTACGAGCTGGGGTGTTGACAGAACTCGATCAACTTACAGCAAATAAATTGGGTGGTGTTAGTTTGATTGCGGAATCCGCATTTGAACTGGTGCCATACTCCTTTATTGCAGGTTGGTTTTGTAATGTTGCACAACTCATATCGTCGTGGGCCCCTAACATGGGTTCAAGGACGTTAGCCTCCTGGGTCACTGTCGATGAGACTATGACTCAGTCTACTACCGTGGGTGGTACTCGTATTGTATATAACCCGACATCGTCTAAGAAGGCGACAGATGCTTATTACAATATAACTGGGCAGTTTTCTAAAACTACCTATGTTAAATCGCGTACACCTGAACCAAGTAGACCGATTCTTCCGGTTTTCCGGTTGAATTTGGATCCGCTTAAACTTTTAGACCTTGGGTTTATTGGACGTGGCTTATTAAAAAATGCCAAGTACGCCAAGCAATTACGCTTGTAATAAACCCGTAAAGTAAGGAGTAACACACATGCAACCACAGACAATTACATTGGCAGTGGATCTACTGAACACTGGTGTCACAACGGACGTGATATATACTCGTGAAGAGGAATATCTCAACCGTTCTGTGTATCATGCGGCTGATCATACGCCCTTGATGCGCAACATGATGACCATCTATCGTACCCCCAGTAAGGCTTCCGGGAATTTCCCCGGTGTTCAAAAATCTTCGCGAAAGTTTACGCGGGATTACCTTATTGCAGGTGTCGACAGAGAAACGACCATTGTGGGTACTGTTATCCACGAGTCGAGCAGTTCAGTGCCGTTGGGAATATCGGTCGCAGATACCTTGGTAATGCGCCAAACCGATATTGCCTTTGGGGATCAGGACGCTATATCCGCACCACTTATGGATAAGTTGTCCATCTAATGTTACCAAAAACGAAGCTATTGTTTTTGAGTTTGCTCCGGTTTTTTGGAGCATGCATTATGAAAATCTTGAATAGGTACCTCTAGGTCCTATTTATGTTAAGGAGCATTATGAAATTTAAAAAATCCTTAGATCCTCGAAAACGGCGTCGACCAAATCTTACTAAACCAGGTGAGGTAACGCTTCCTGCGGATTATCCGTGGAGAGTGCAAAATTGGTTGACCCAAGACCTTAAAGATGAGTTATCGTCAGATGATAGGGCATTGCTATCTCAGATTACTAGAGATCGCGATATTTCTGCCTTATTGCTTCTTGACGATTGTTGGGGGTTACAGAGTATTAATTCCCAAAAAGATGATTCCCCTATAAGTTCTATTAGGGGGAAGTATCAACTCGCTAGTTTACTACGTAAGTATCAGTTTCCGACCGAGCGTCAAGACAGGCTTGCTTCCGCTATTAAAAAATTTAAAAATGCGGAAAAGGTCTGCTTGGATTATAACCATTCCGGTTATAAGAAGCTGTTGTGGTCTGAAGATGAATTTGGTGCTGAGGTATTTACTCACGCTAAAGCCTATCTAAGTAAACTCCTGGGGGAACGTGCTCCAGGTAAAGATTTAGTGACGAAGTGGTCACGTCATGGACCCGGTAGTAATCTTGACACCAAGAACGGATCAATCTCTTTGTATAGTAAATACAAAAATTGGCCGTACTCCGTGACCAAGCCTGCTCACCGGTATGCTAGATTTCTCATTGAAACAGATCAACGTTGGATGCAAGCTCTTCAGAGGGATTATCGTAGGCGATTTAATATATCGCCACAATATCCCATAAATATGAAGATTTTTTGGTCCAGTGTATTGAGAGTTGTTGATGGGAATCGAATCACTTTTGTACCAAAGAATGCTCTTACTGAGCGTTCTATTGCGATTGAGCCTGCAATGAATTTGATGTTGCAACTCGGAGTTGATGGATACATCCGCACGCGTTTAAAACGGTGGGGTATAGATCTAGATTCCCAGTTGGCTAACCAATTCATGGCTTTCAATGGTAGTCAGCATGATTCGGAGGATAGTTATGTAACTCTGGATCTTGCAGCAGCATCGGATACCATATCGATGCTTGTTTGTAAAAACTTGTTGCCTCCTGAGTGGTATCAGTACCTTTTATGCCTTCGTAGCCCTGTCGGGCAACTTGGCGATGAGACAATCATTTATGAAAAAATCTCATCAATGGGTAATGGATTCACATTCGTACTTGAATCGGCTATATTCTCGGCAGTTTGTTTCGCCGTGATAAAGGCTTCCAAGGGTTTTGTTGATACTAAGACCGATTATAATATCTTCGGGGACGATTTGATCGTTCGCAAGGATATGGTCCCAAATGTCAAAAAGTACTTGGAGATTTGTGGTTTCAGCTTGAATTGGGACAAGTCATTTATGGCAGGTCCTGTTCGTGAAAGCTGTGGTTCAGATTGGTTCAATGGTAAACCAGTTCGTCCGGTATTTTTCAAAGAACTTCCTACTGATGTGATGGGCCTATTGACTGATATTAATCGGTTGAAACGCCTCCTTTCGCTTCGGTGGGGAATAGAAAATTCGTTAACGGTTAGAAACATGGTCCGATGGATCCCTGAACGTTTTAAGGGATTTTATGGCCCATGTTCCGACACTGAATTCGATTCGTACTTACATCGATCCCGACCGTTATTTCAGTCGTATCGCCAATGTAGGTATGAGTACCAAAGGCTACTTAAACAGCCTACCGTTCGATCATGTAAGGATCTCTTTATGAGAAAACTTATGCATGATTTGAAGGGCCGTAGCAGTGATCCGGAGCTCTTATTTGGAACAGAGTTTCAGAAAATTGCAGCTGGTGGAAGTCGATTTACTGTGCTAAAGAGTTATTCTTTAACAGTAAGCAAAACGTTATCCCGATCAGAAACTTGGTCGGCATCTTACGCCGAGGAT